CGGCCTCCGAAAGTTACACGACTTTGCCGACTTGAATTGATCGGCATTGAAGGATGTTGCTCCTTCATCAAGTCCTGATCCACAGCTACCATTTGTTCGCGGGTACGGCCCCCGTAATACTCGTTTCTTTCACGGGCTGTTTCTTCAGGGATACGGCACAGCATCAGACCACCTTGTCCGATAACGCCCTCGTAACGACCATCGTCGATAGTTGGAGCTTCGTAGTCTGGATACTCGTCCTTACGAACAGGTTCCCATCCTTCACGGAGCTTTGCGTTAACGTTCATTTTGTCTTCTTCGCCTCGCATTGCGACTCGAATCCAACGATGCACATACCCATCAGGTGCGGGTGGTGCAGCAAGGTGACTGGGCGGTGCCCATGGTTTTCTGCGCGTATCTGTTTCGCGTGTTGCGCTTTTGCGCGGTGTTCTGTCAGCCATCTCTTACTCCTTCACGTACTTGGCGTATTCTTCAAGAGGTACGCCCAGCTTCTTAGCAATCGCTACTTGTGAATGCGTCAGCTTGACCGACCTGCGCCCCTGTTTATTACTGCGGGATGCGGAGTTACCAGCAGAAGCGACCTGACTTCCTCCACCCGATTTCTTCGCCGTTTGGAACTTGTGAGGAAATTCCGAACGTATGCGTCGATCCACCTCAGTATAATACTCATCGGACTGTGGGTCAAACCCCTCTTCTTCCGTAAGCTGACTGTGTAGCGCAAACGCTGCGGCTGTCATAACCTTGTCCTGACCAAACCACTCGTTTTTACTCGCCCATTCTTGTGCGCGAGGATCCACTTGCTGTTGCTGTTGGACGGGTTGTTGTTGCTGTACAGGCTGCTGTTGTACAGGTTGTTGTACCTGCACCTTGGCCTGCTGCTCTGCACGAGCTTTTGCAGTGTTGTAACGTTGCGTTTCTACCGCAATGTTAGACAGAGCCTGCTGCGCTTCCAACATACGGTCTGTATCACCAGCCTCATATGCCTCTTTATAAGCGCGTTTTGCGGCCTCTGTTTGTGACTGCAAACGTGTACCGTACTCAGAAAGATAACCTGTATCCAAAGCCTGCATACGAGTTTTCAGTTTCTTGTTTTCCTCAAGCAACTGCTGCGACACGCGGAGAGCTTCCGCCTTGTCACGTTCTTCCTGACGGTATTTTTCCGTGAGCTTTTTAATGCGGCTCTGTACGCCCTTGCTATACGAATCTAATTCGTCATCACCAGAGGCAACCGCCGCTTTCTCTTCTTGAGGCTGTTCCTGCTCTTCAGTCTCAGTCTCAATCGCAATCTCTTGTTCTTCGACGTTGTTTTCTTCGTCTGCCATAACCTACCCTCTAAACATGTTTGATGTCATCCGGCTCAAGAATAGTTGCAATAACTTCGTCGTCATTAATGACACGAACCTCGCCACCATCAATCTTGAAACGGGAACCAGAATAACGACCAATGCATACCCACTGGCCTTCTTTACACCATGGCTCTGGATTCGGACCAAACTTGTCTGGATCCTTATAAGCCAACGGCCCTAGCTTCATCACGTATGCTACAACCGTAGCCACACGCTCACGCTCCCGAACCTCGTCGGGAATGTACAGGCCACTCGATGTCTTAGTTTGCCCTTCATACGGCATAACTAAAACCCGCCAACCAGTAGGTTGCGGGAGACGATCAAGTAGCGGTTTGTCTAAGAGGGACGGGTCTAGCACCCGTTCATTAGCGTCAACATATGCGCTATCCAAAGCGGAGGAGTCTGCGTTTGACTCTTCTCGTTCTTTGTTCATTTTCTGCGCAACGTGTTCAGGAAGATATAAAGTCTTCGACATCGTCTACGTTTTTCTCCAGCAGGGCCTTGATTTCTTCACGCGCGAAAGAGAGACCCCGTATCTCTCCCACAGACATTTTGTACTGCTCCCAATCCTTCACTGAACCGTGAGCGAGGGCGGCTGAAATATCTTTCTCCCGCTCCTCCATTTTCTTATACAGGTATTTTGCCAAATCGACAACATCCATTATAGGTTGTCCTTATATTCCTCTTGTAGATCAGATGTAATCGGGCCACCTTCTGCCCACTCATCACATGTGTTTTCCTTCATACAAGCAAACTTCAGGCTCTGGCAATACCCTGTGTTCCCTGACTCGTCCCCAAGACACTCTAGCATGTCGTCTGTTTGATTGAACATCGCACAGCTTCCGCACACTTGATCTGAGCGGAAAGACACACCCGTGTTTGGCTCACGGTAGTTGTGTTCCTCCACCGCCATCTCGCGGTTCTCTGCGTTTAGCTCTTCGTCTTGAGTAGGTAGAGGGCATGTGTAGCCCTCTTCTGTCTCTTCCATACTATCCACTGGCATTCCGTCAGGGATGATGGTGATCATAATTCCAGTCATTAGTATGTCTTCCCACGATTAGGATTGTAACGAACGTCGCCGCCCCCTCCGTATTTCTGAACGTCACCTGTCAGACGGAACTCAGACATCTTGTCTTGGTACTTGCGACCAAAGTTTATAGCCTTGTCTTCCATCTTCTCACGGAATGAACGCGTATCAGGCGGTGTCCTCGCCTCAGAGACCGCAGCCTCGATGCCCTCATTCATTTCTTCACGACGCTTGTTCTTTACTTTTGCTGGGCCACCACGGCCTTCATTTGGTCCCATGATGACCTCCTATATCATAAGTTCAAAGTGTGGAGCGTCGATAAACGGACGCCTGTTTTGTGAACGACGAGTGTCGATGTAATCATTCATAGCAGATTCCATGTCGCCATCCCACTGTGCAATATTTGGCACAGTCCATGCTGCACCCCAACGGATCGGAACGTCACACGCACGGGCACCTTCTGCCATCGCATCTGCAATCTCATCGTACAAATTCAATTCCCAACGGCCCCCATCCACATATGCCATAAGGTCTACGGCGAGGGCGTCTAAGTGCTTTGACTTCATGGTTTGGCTTGCACCTTTAGCAACCAATGCACGTTGCTCTTCAATAGTTCTGAGTCCACAGATCACCGAGAAGTCCTGCTTCGTCACACCGATAGCGTATTTGACAACAGCAACCATGCGCTCATCCACGCCCTCTAACTTTGCCAAGCTACGTTTTCCTAGTTTGTAAGCCATTATTTCATGTTCCCTTTCATATCAAGCATGCCCTCGTGGTCACGGTTGATGTATTTAAGTTCGTTTTCAAGCAACGCTACACGCTGCTGTAGCGCAGTAATTGCACTAATTGTACGGGCCAAACCTTCATGTTCTTCCCAGAGTTCATCTGCTTCGTCCCACAAATAGTCTATCTCCATGGCGTTATCTTGAACATCACGCTTGAGATTAACGTTATCTTCGATAGCCATCTTTGAACCAAGTTGGCTGACCGTTTCTTCTAGGTTTGCAATAGTCGCAGCTTGTTGTGATACCCACCAGACACCACCAGCAAGCTGCAAAGCCATTGCCGCCACAAGAGCTATAGGTACTTTCAGGTTTTCCATCACTTCTTACCAAAAAACTTAGTAGCAGACCGCACACCAAATGAAGCTGCTACGATTACACCTAGCGTATATTGATACCAATCAGGCATTGTTTCCAACGCTGCAAAGCCGCTTTGCACTGCATCTTCTGCCCATTGGAACGGCAAAAAACAAAGGATAAGAGGCACCGAAAATAAAATTGTTAGCCATTCGTCCTTCCACGAGTTTTGCGAACCTTGCGCCATTATGCGCTCCCAGTCAGCTTCGCTCGTAGCGGCACTTTTCATTATGGTCGCTTTCGCTTCCGCCTCTACTAACTTTAGATTAGCCGCAGCAGAAGCAGCATCGGCTTTGCCTTGTAGCCAAGATGAAGCAAGATTACCCAGTGGTCCGATTAGAGCTTGTAGCATTCTTAGCCTCCATCGCGTTAAATCCAAAGTACGCCGCTGTTACACCAGACACTGACACAACATACACTGCCGCAATATCAGCGATCAACGATGCAGCTTTCTCCATACCCATTAAAGAAGCCGCCAGAATAACGAGAGGGTATAGAACCATGCCTGACAAGGCAAACCATGTCATACCCCTTTGCGCATCTCTCTTGGCGTCCGCATCTTCCATACGACGACGACGGTCTTCCAGCATGATCTCCCGCTCATCAGGGTCGATCTTGCCGTTCCCGTTAAAATCATACTCTTCTTTACTCATCAGCATACCTTTCAGCTATGCGCTTATGATGCGTTATTATAACCACTTTTCCTGATTTGTCATATACCACGTATTGCCCCAACTTATTGTACCTTAACGTCGAGGCAAAAGAGTCCGCTGTTTTGGTTTTTTCTGAGGACTTTTGCTTTGTTTTTCTCGGCATAACACGCGTCTTTGGTAGAGAATGTTCCTAGTTGGTAATGCTCTAGGTTGCCATTTAAAATATGTATCCAGACAAGAACCCACATCACCAGCGATCCAAATAAACACCTAGATAATATACACCCAAAATAACGCCTGTTGCAGCAAGAGCAATAACAGTAACAGTTTGTATAAGCTCAATCTGTTCCTCACGCTTCTTCATTGCAGCCTTCTTGGCTTCTTGTCGAGCCTTTCGAGCTTCAGCTTGCCACTGGACCCATCTATCCCATTGGCCTGGCCTACCATACAAACGGATATACGACTCTAGCTCTTTGCGTTGTTCTCTAATCTTTTCGAGTTGCTGGAACTCTTCCCAGTCCCCTTCAGCACCGCCAGTTATAGCGGTGATCGGACTGTTCTTCTTTTTCTGTACTGCGTCTTTGAGTTCTTCTTCGGCTGTGAGGAACTTCCCCACATTCGACATAAGATCTGCCGTCTCACGCCCGTTCTGAATGCATGTACGAATTACAGAATAGGCTGCGTTAGCTGCCGCAATGGTTTCCAGAATAGCCATGGGACGCCCTCATTTAAAATTCTCCAGAGAATCTCTGAGGACGGGCAATAGGACTAAAACGGCGATTAACAAACCCGCCGTTAGCATATTTACTTTTACCCGCTTTACTTAACGCAATAGCCACCGCCTGCTTGCGTGGCTTGCCTGCATCCATCTCAGTACGGATGTTGTCGCTGATAACCTTCTGTGAGCTTCCAGATTTAAGAGGCATTCCTACGCTCCATGGCCTGACGCTGTACATCAATGCGTTCTCGGTTAACTTCGTTGCGGTTTTCCGCAATGTCTTCTTGGCTCTCAATCCGAGCCGCATCCGTCGCCGCACGTTGCTGCATCTTCTGCAACTCTAGCAGCATCTGACCCTGATCGTCCTCAGTCTTACGCTGCAAGTCTTGCTGTTTCAGTGCAAGCTCCTGCATACGGATTTGTACCAGAGGATCGCTCATCGGATCGTTGCCTGTTGGCAACAGTCCAGGCAATATCTCCGCCATCAGTTTTTCCATCTGCATCGAGATCAACTGCTCCATCTGAGCCGGATCCTGCATGTTCTGCTGCACTTCCATGATCTGACGCTGCGCTGCCATCGGGTCGATTGCTCCACCCTGCGCTGCCAACTGTGCCTGTGCGATGATCTGCTCGATCTCCGCCATAACCATCTTACGCGCTTTCTGCGATACGTGTTCCATAATGTGTGAGTAGAACGTGCCCATAACCTGTGGCGATGTCATTACCAACGGGGTCTTCATGAACGCCATGTGTATACGGATGTGTATATCGTGGTCCTGTTCAGGGAACGTATTCAATATCTCGCCCATCAATGCACGGGCATTCTCGATGGCTGGGTCAAGTGGCTGCGGCTGTGGAGGAGGGGGAAGGATTTCGTCAATGTTCTGTACCTCAAGTGCTTGGTACATCCGACGATACGCCGCGTGTAGATTGTGCATTTGGGGATTACTTTGCGCAAGCTGCAACTGAGTTTGTGCCAGCGTGACCCGTTGTGCCATCGAGAATATGTTTGGATCGCTAACAGGAACGACATCGACGCGATCATCGAAGTCCTCTGCTTTGATCATTCGGTTACCACCCTCAACATCGTAAGGGTATTCTGGTGGTAGATTGTCACGGAAGATCCGCGCTAGTACACGGAACTCCTGTTTCTGTGAGTAGTGGAGCCGCTTGTGAATAGCGGACATAACTTTCATACCACGCTCTAGGAGAGCCACAGTCGTCCCTACAGGAGCCTGACCGTTTGCGTCGGCAGTCTGCTGGTCGGCAAGCGAAACAAAGCGTCTACCGCCCTCTATGAGCGCACCCAGTAGCTGTGCCAGCGTACCAGATGGTTCTTTGTATGGCAGCGGGATAATAGAATCCCGTATGTTCCCGCCAGGTGCATCGATGTCCCGCCACTCCCCAGGCTGCAAAGGCTCGTCATCATTGCGAACCCGCACCCCTCTGGCCTTGAATCCTGCTGGGAGATTGGCAAGTGTACCTGCATCGATCAACTGTCGAAGGATACTCGTTGCCGCACGACCAAGACCACCAATCATGTGGATCAGACCAAAGCCATAGAAGCCCAGACCTGGCATAAACTTGTAATGCACGAAGTATTGCATCTTCTTCGCAAGACCCGTGCCTTCCTCAAAGTTACGACGGATAGATAGAACCTGTCCTGATCCCTCATCAATCGTCACAATGTACGGAAGTGCGATACCCGTAGGCTCCCCATCGGGAGACATGTCCTCGAAGCCCTCGATGTCCATATCGACATGCATTTCAAGGATCGTAAAGATTTCGTCTGTGTATGTGCGTGACGTACCCTGTAGCTCGTCAACCTTCTGGCGAACCTCATTCTCGTCCTCGTCATACTTGCTTAACTCTACATCTCTGTAGAATCCCGCGATCTGCATCTTGCGAACTTCATTCGCATCCATGCGTAGAACATGCGTAACACGAGACGCAGTCGCCAAGTCCGATGCAGCATAAGGTACAACCAAATCCTGCGCCGGAATGAACTTAGATACGGCCCGTTGTTTCGCTTCGTCAAAGTATACCTTCTTAAACGTCGAACCAGACAGCGGTAAGTAGAACAGCAACTGATCCATATCAGGATCGAACTCTTCCATCACTTCCATGATCTGGTAGTTCATAAAGTCCTTAACACGCCCAGCCTGCTCTTCACGCGCCTGATCCTGCAAACCCAAGACCTGCGTCTTAACTGGGCCACCAGAAGGCAATAGCTCTTTGTACGCCTGCGCTTGGAACTGTGTGACGCTCTCCGCAATCAGCGGGTGCGTGACTCCACTAGCTCCTTCAAACGGGACAGTGCGCTCTTCATACTTGACACCAAGCTGGTCCAAGCCTTTTGTATAAGTCTCTTCCCACTCTGACCGAGAGTCCAAATCTTCTTCATAAGACGCTCGTAAGTCGGACGAAATTTCTCCAAGATAACCATCATCTAAATACTCCGCTAAGTTTGCGTTGTGTGGTATCTGCTCCTCAATCTGTCCCGCTATCATCTCTTGGATAGCTTCGATGATCGCGCCACCTTCTCCGTCTGGTGTGACCTCGGCTCCGTTAGGAAACATTTCCATCTGGTCTTCAACAGGAACCTCGACTGACGCCTCTGTCGGCATCATGTCTTCAGGGGTGATCCCAGAATCTACAATCGGTGGCAACGCCATCAGTAATACTCCCGCTTACGACGATAATACTCGTCGTGATCATCGTTCTCGCCTTGCAAGGAAACGAACCCTCCCTGCCGAAAACGCATCAGTGCTAACGTCATACTATCACAAAAGTCATCATGATCGCCATTAGGAAATGAAACTACTTCCTCGATCACTTCGTCAGCAAATTTCTTGTCTCTTGGTGCCCATACTACACCAGCTTCGAATAATGGCGCAACCATGTGCATTCTGGTTACTTTATCCTTGCCTTTACCAGGCGAGAAGCCAAGTGCCGGAATACCGCGAAGCCGCAACTCGTCAATGAGCGGTGTACCCGTCGCTTTCGCTTCGACCACAACCATGTCTGGCTCCCAGTATTCGTGTTCTTCATACGCAACCTCTTTGAGTTCAGGAAAATTCCATCGCCCACGCCGCGCATCCATCAATATCAGGTGATCTGTCCCACCTTCCTCCGGCTCGAACACGCCCCATGTCGTGATCGCGCTGTAGTCCGCCGATTCTTTCTTGGAAAACGCCGTATCGTAGGCTTGAATGATGTATTTTACAGGCGGAATCTCTTCCTTCTCCCATTCCTGCCACCATTCGCGCTTAATTATCGCAGAATCAGAGCTTGTCGGCGTCTGCTGCCACTGCGCATTCCATTTTTGCACAGGCAACGACGCTTTAATCGACAATAACGCGTCTTTTTCCCAGAACTCAGGCCACAACGGCTTATCTGACGGCAAGATTGCAGGAAATTCTACCACTTCCCACTGATCCGCCATGATATCGCTGCCCTGCGCAGCCAATAAACGCCCTGTCAGGTCCTTTTTACCCCACCGAGTCATAACAATTATGATCGCACCGCCAGGTTGAAGACGCTGACGGGGGCCAGAGGTGTACCATTCGTACGCATGGTCGAATGCAGTCTCACTCAGAGCGTCTTGTTCCGAGTGAGGGTCGTCAATAACAAACAAATCCGCACCACGACCAGTCACCGCAG